TCCAATTTCTCCAACTGGTTCTGATTTGATGAATGTCTCAGTACCAGATGAAAATGGTATGATTACCGTTGACTTTAATGATTTATTTGCTTCTGGTGATACAGGAGAAAATTCTGTTGATGCTGCTGTACCACAACCAGTTCCTGCTGGTGATGATTCAGCTGCGCCAGAAGATCTTGTTGGTACAACTCCTACACAACCAGCAACAACTGGTACAACTGGTACTGGAGAGACTCCTGAAACAGAAGAACAAGAAGATTCAAGCGGACTAGACACTGGTGATCTCACGCCGCTACAACCTGAAGCTAAACTATACAAGAACTTTGTTAACCAACTAAACGAAGTGTCTGTAAAGATTGATCAAGTTTATTTTAAGAAGACTGCAAGTGATATTGTCAAAGAATCTTTGAAGACAAAGTTGTTTTCATTGATTGAAAATCTTGACTCATTAAGAGAAAAAGGCATTATTTCTTCTCGTCAAGCAAAAATTAATGAAAATAAACTAGAATTTTTCTTTTTGAAGCTGAAAGAGGCTGGACAAGATAATAGTTACAATATAACAAGTGAGAAAAACAACACTATGAAGACTCTAAAAGAATTCGCCGCTGAACTTTATGAAGAAGAAACGAAACTAGATTTTGCACAAGATACTACTAACTCTGGTAAGACCGGCGTACCAACAGATCCACAATACACTGCACACGCTAAAAAGCAAAGTGGAGTTTCACCAAAGATTGGTGGAAAGCCAAGTGACATTGAAGCTGGACAAGACCTTACCAGTCTTTCAGAAGAAATGCTTGCTGGAGTTGCTGGAACAGTTGACGCAGACAACATCAACGATGTTGACAAGAGTGAAAAGCACTGGGCAGATGCAGAAGCTCGTCTAAAGGAATCAGCAGATGAAGATTGTGATGACGAAGATTCAGAAGACCTCAAGGAAGGTCACGAAGGTTTTGGAGACACAACCGAAGAACCAGCTGTTGAATTCGAAGTAGATGGTAAAGAAATTGCTGAAGCAGTTCGTAATATCAGAAAAGAAAATATTCGTCGTAAGATGAGAGCTTTGAAAGAAGCAACTTCCTCTGACAAGTCTTGGGAAGATGGAGAACCAGAAGGTGGAAAAGATCCATCACAATCTAACCTCAAGGAACAAGCTATGGAAGATGAAGAATTTATGGATGATGATTCAATGGACGTTGTAGATGTTGTAGATGATTCTGACGAAGCATCATTTGATGGAGCATCAGATGTTGGTGGAATGGAATCAGACTTGGTTCTTAACCTAGACCTTCCAGATGAACTAGAAGCACTTCTTGCTGACTTTGATTCAGATTCATTCAATGTTGATGTTTCTGTTGGTGGAGCTTCTGCTGGAGCACCTGAAATGGTTGGACCAGAAGAAGATGAAGAAGTTATTCTTATGGATGACGAAGCTGGAGACATGCAAGCAGAAATGGCTTATGAGTCTCGTTATCGTCAAGCAAAGAAGCTTGCAACAATGAACGAAAATAAAGTGCGCGTAGCACAAAAGCTTCTAAAGACAAAAGAAGCACAAATTTCAGAGCTCAAAGAAGCTTTGGAAGCTCAAAACTTGTTCACGGCAAAGGCTGTGTACCTGAACAAATTCCTTATGAGAGAAGGTCTATCTAAGAAAGCAATGCGCCAAATCGTAGAGCATCTTGATAGAGCAAAGACCCTTGTAGAAGCAAAGACGATCTACACAAAGATCAAGTCTAGCCTAGACAAGCACGTCTCTGAAACTTCTGCAAAATTGGCTGGTAGTGCCTCAAGGGTAACCACGCCAGGAAGTGCAAAGCTTAATGAAAGCATCTCTCGTGACAGCAATAACCAGTTTGAAGTTTCTAGATGGCAGCAAATTGCTGGAATTAAAAAGAAATCTTGAAATAGGCTGGAATAATTCAACAGAGAAATACTAAGTATCTAATATAAGAAAATTTTAGGAGAGATCATGAAAAGCACTTTTTCACTATCACAATTAGCCGAAGGAATCAACAAAAATAGCATCAATTCCGAGGCACCACGTCTTGCAAAGAAATGGGGTCAAACTGGACTCCTTGAAGGTCTTCGTCCTCTAGAAAGAGACACGATGGCACGTCTTCTTGAAAACCAAGCTGCACAACTTCTACGTGAAACCAACGCTCTTTCAACCGGAGCTGCTGGACTCGTATCAAGTGGTCAAGTTACGGGATTCTCAAACGTTGCTTTCCCAATCGTTCGTAGAGTATTCGCAGGACTTATTGCAAACGAAGTTGTATCCGTACAACCAATGAGCCTTCCATCAGGTCTATTGTTCTACCTTGATTACACCTACGGTTCAAACGTTGGTGGTAACGCAGGAATTCAACTAGACGCTGATGCAACGACATCAACGTATTCTCGTGGTCAATCTGTTTATAACAGCCCAGCAGGTTCAGGAGTTCGCTCTGGTTCACTTGCAACGGGTGGACAGTATGACCTAGTTGGTACTGGATTCTCTAAGGTCCATCAATCAACTATCGCTATCTCCTCAAGCCTTGCAAACATCGGTTCTTGGGCATCAGGTTCTACCTGGGAAGCTTCTAAGACTGTTGGAGCAGCAGTTGACTTCACTGGATTCAACGCACGCTTTGCTGGTTATGATGGTAAGCTAGAAGAAGGTGTAACAGACGGAACGTTTGACTATGCATTCATGCACATTCTTGCATCCGAATTCACGAGCAGAATCACAGGAGCTGACCTTTCAAACATCAACCAAATTGCTATTACCGGATTCGGTACGGCAGCTAACGGTGCAGTACAGTGGGGTGAACAATTCCAAGGTGGTACTGGAGTTCTTAACCTCCGTAAGCTTAACAAGCGTGGTAACTTCGACGGTAGCCGCTTTACGCCAGACGCAATGAATGGAACTCATATCCAGTTCGTGCTTCGTCTTACGAACACAGCTGCTGTTCCTAACCCAGGCGCAAACTTCATCTCTGCATCCGCAGCAATTGCAGATTCACTTTCAGTAAACTCTGATGGTTCAACCCTTACGATTCCAAGCTTCGAATCTAATTTCGCAATTGATTCAAGTCCACGTATTCCAGAAGTTGATATCAAGATTGAATCTACGTCTGTAACAGCAGTTACTCGTAAGTTGCGTGCTCGTTGGTCACCAGAAATGGCTCAAGACCTTACAGCATTCTACTCAATCGACGTAGAAGTTGAACTAACCAACATCTTGTCCGAAATGATTACGCTTGACATTGACAGAGAAATCCTAAATGACTTGCTTACTCAAGCAAATGCTGCTAACTACTACTGGTCTCGTGCTCCAGGTAGAATCGTAAACAAGAACACAGGTGCAGAAGCTCTACAAAGCTCAACACTTGCTCCAGGTCCAATGGCATTCGTGAATATCCAAGAATGGTACCAAACCCTTCTTGAAACCATCACTGATGCAGCTAACACCATCCACACAAAGACCCTTCGTGGTTCTGCTAACTTCATCGTTACGTCTCCAGATGTATGCACCATTCTTGAACACCTTACGGCTTACAAGATGGCTTACAAGGTTGACTCTGATGGTCAAGTACGCGATTCCATGACAATTGGTGCAGAAGCAGTAGGAAACTTGAACAACCGTTATACAGTTTACAAGGATCCTTACTTCCCAAGAAACAAGATCCTTGTTGGTCTAAAGGGTAACACTTTCCTTGAAAGCGGTTACATCTACGCTCCATACGTTCCTCTTATCTTGACCCCAGTTGTGTACGCACAAGAAGACTTCACGCCACGTAAGGGAGTAATGACCCGCTACGGTAAGAAGATGGTTCGCTCCGACTTCTACGCTACAGTAACGGTTCTTGACCTTGGACTAATATAAGGACCTTTGCCTTCTAGGCAACTAAACACTAAGCCGGGTTTTCCCGGCTTTTTTGTGTCTTTTTTGCTTGACATCGGTATACAACTAGGACTTTTTGTGGTATAATGCAAACATACTAAGGAGTTTAAATGAAGTTTATATATCATGACAAGTCAAATGCGGGTGGGGTATATCGGATTCTTAATACCCGGAATGGCAGAGTATACATTGGCTCTGCTCAATCTTTTAAAAAGAGGTGGTTCATTCACCAACGTCAGCTACAAGCAGGCAATCATCATTGTACATTTTTACAAAACGATTTCAACAAACACGATTCGGATTCTTTTATTTGTGAGGTTGTAGAGGTTGTAAATGATGAATTTCTTAACAAAAAGCAGGCGAAAGAAACAAGGTTTGACATTGAACAAAAAACAATAAATAAAATACTTGAATCAAACAAGGCAGCGCTTTACAACAGCCATAAAAAAGTAAGGAGAATATAATACAAGCCTCAATCAGAAGAGAGGAAGCAGTCTATGAGTGTTCTTATGACAGAGCTATACAAGGATCCAGAACGCCTGCAACAAGCATCTGATTTCTCCAAAAAGAGATGGGAAGGACACTCTGCCAACATCACCGTTACAAACAAAAATACAGGCGAATCTGTGTTAATTGACAAGCCCATTAAATCTTGGTGTGAAGAAAGAGATCTCAGTTACAAAGCGTTTCACCTTATGGTTTTAGGAAAAACCAAGTCTTCTGGTGGCTGGTTTCTTGGTGATTCTGAGCCTTTTTATGTTTCTCAAAAAGGTCAAAAGAGAAAGCCATTATCCAAGGAACATAGAGCAAAGATAGCTGGTGGCAAGTACAAAGATGTTGTTTTGACCCACCAAGACACAGGTGAGACTATGTTGGTTGGAAACAACATCAAAGAAACATGCAGAGAAAATGGTATTTCATATTCAAGTTTGCAAAAACTTCTCATCGGAGATTGTAAGTCTGCGTGTGGATGGGTAGTCTCATAAGCCTGCTTTCGAGCGGGTTTTTTGTTTGTGTGCTCTGCTAAC